CAGGTACCGGCGGGCGCTCACGACGTCGCCTCGCGCGGGTCGAACACCACGCGGATCTCGGCAGGCAAGTCCCGCCGCGGACCCGACGGCATCGCCGACGCCGGTGCGAACAGGAGCCCGCCGTACAGGGCGTCCCGCACCCACCAGCGGCGCTGGTCTGCCTCGTCCTTCGGCGCGACGACCATGCCCGGGATCAGCTCCGGGTCGGTACGCTCCGGCTCGGAGATGAGCTCCAGGTCGCGTGGCGTCGCGTAGAAGCCACGGCGGCTGAGGTCGCTCCGGAGGTAGAGGTCGCCGTTGTAGTCCTGGCCCGCGCTCACTGTGGCGCGGACGAGTACCCGGTCGCCGGGCTTGAAGGCGGTCACGACGTCACCCACCGGGCGGCGAGGTCTCGCATGTCCGGGCAGGGCCAGGGGCAGCACCGAATTGCTTGGCAGCACCACTGGCAGCAGCTCTCCACACGGCCTTTATCGACGGGCTGGTGCCGCGCGAGCACGCGCCGGTCGGCGGCGATCAGGGCCAGCACCCGGTCCGGGGACCAGAACGCGGCGTGTTCTCCGACCGGACCACCGAGGCCACCTGTAACGCCGAGAGTCCACGCGGCGGGGCTGTCGTCCCCGGCGAAGTAGTCGCTCTCGGTCATGTCGTCGATCGCGGCATCGGCCAGCTTCTCGGCCTCGTCCATCGCCGCGGTGATGCGCTGGGTCAGGTCGGCGGTCACGACGTCACCGCCGACACGGAGTACGTGAGCTTCAAACCCCGGTACATGCGGGTGTGGTCAGCGATGACCTGCGCATGCTCGACCGCGTCCCGACGGGACCGCGCCGACGTGCTCAGCACCGCGACCTTCCGGTGCTCCACGAAGAACACCACCCGATACGGGCGACCCTTCGGCTTCGGCGCCGCCACAGCCCGCTGCAAGGCCGCCGCGTTCACATTCACCACCGCGGCGGTCACGACTGCACCTCGGTGTATGAGGCGCGGCGGACCACGCGGACACTGCTGGGGTCAGCGAAGAACCAGTCGTTGTCGTCACGCCAGTCGTCGTCGTCGCCCCGGACCACCTCGGTGCACTGGACGCCGTACGACTGGGACCGGGTCACGATGAACTCGGTCCCGGCGTCCTTCCTCCGTCGCCACGCCGCGCTCCTGCCAGTGACGTCGCCGACGTAGACGACGATGTCTCCGACCTGCGGACCGGCAGGAACGCTGGGGGCCGGGGTGTGGCCGGTCGCCGGGAACGTCCCCGACGGGAAATCGGCGCTCACGACGACACCTCGTGCTCGTCGGCGTGCGTGGCCCGCACGACCTCCTCGGCAGCGGTCACGATGCCGCTGGTGTTGAGATTCGCGAACCCCCACGCGAGGGCGTGGACCACGTCAGCGGACGCGCTCACCCATCCGGAGCCGCCGTCGCCGGGGTTGCGGACACGGGCAGCGCGCTCCACCTCGTCGGCCAGCTCCCGCAGGCGCGAGATGGTGTGCGTGACGCGCCGGTCGTACATCTGTACGGCGATGTCCTGATTGGACCTGGCCGCCGGGTTGGTGCTGGACTGATCGGACATGCGATGCTCCTTCTGTCTGGGGCTCGTGCCGCGCTCTTTGCAGGAGGGGTGGCACGGGCCTCGGGTGTGATCAGGCAGTACGCGTACGGGCCGCGACCCGGCCGGCGCGGTCAGCGCGGTCAGCGCGGATCAGTTCCTCCAGCTGCTCGACCGTCCGCCCGCAACCCGGCGACCACGCGGCCTCAGCGGCCTCCCGCGGAGTCATCGCGTCACGGCGGGCGCAGGCATCGACAGCGATCTGCGCCGCCCGGCTCACGGCCTCATCGCGGGTCATCACGCCACCGCCAGCACGACGAACACGGCAGCCAGGGTGGCGAGGAGCGCGGCGTTAACCCACCGGCCGGCGCTGCGCCGGTAGAACGCGGTCAGCGTGTTCCCGCCGACGTAGCAGGCGGACGACATGATCAGCAGGCCAGTCATGACGCCACCGACTCGTCTGCGGAGTCGTTATCGCCGTAGGCATCTCCGTGCACGCCCACAACAGGCTCGGCGCGCACCGCGCTGGCAGCTGGTGAATCGTCGGCGCGGGTGGAGATGTCGTCGAGCGACACACCAAGGGCGTCGGCGATGCGTCGGAGCATCGCGGGGGAGGGCTGGACGATGCCGTTCTCGACGCGGGAGAGGTGCCCGGCCGAGAGGTCCTCCACGTCAGCAACGAGCTGCCGCAGCGACTTGCCGCTGTCTTCACGGATCCTGCGGATTGCAGTCCCGTTCACCTGTCGCGTCGTCATGGGTGCAACAGTATGCAACGAGGTGCAGGCGGTCAATAGGCCGAGCGCACTTTTCTGCAACTATCTGCAACGCGCGGCTGTCAACAGGACGCTAAGGTGCACTCTGTGATGACTGTGACATCGGTCCAGGAACCGGACAGTCTTGGGCACGCGAAGAGCGTGCGTTTCACACCGCAGCCTGCAACGATGTGCAACATGCAACCCGAGGAGCTGGGTCGCCGCATCAAGGCAGCGCGCGAACAGAAGCACTGGACCCAGCAGGAGCTCGCCGGCAAGGTCGGCGCGTCCGTGCGCTCCGTCATCAACTGGGAGCAAGGCATCTCCGCGCCCCGGAACCGCACCGGGGCGCTGGAACAGGTACTCGGGATCAGCCTCAACCCGTACCAGGAAGTCGCCGAGATCGAAGTGCAACCCGGCTTGACCGTCACCATCCCGATCCCGGCAGGTCTCTCCGACGAGGCCAGGGAACTGCTCGCCGAGACCGCCCGAAAGTCGGTCGAAGCGGCTCTCGCTGTCTTGGATTCCGGTCATCGCGACACGAACGGGTAGCACTTGCTAGGCCGATCGGATGAATCCATAGTGAAGTTGCACACACCCCCCGTAACGTGTGGGCCTCGATGATCGTTGATCACCATCACCGCCCAGATCGCCGAAGGGCCCCCCTCGACGACCGCACAAAACCGCTGCGGAGGTCGCACAAATGCACCAAGTCACCACAGCGCACATCACGGACACAGCCGCCCTCGTCTCCTCCGCAGCGGGGAGCGTTCTCGTCATCCGGCAGCGAGTCCGCGTCGACGACCTCATCCACGCACTGCAGAAGATCCGCGACCGCGAGGAGGACGATCAGCAGTAGAGGCCCCCGGCCATGCCTGGCAGTCTCCGCCCCGTCTCGGACGCTCCACGCCGCGGTATCGCCCTCGTCCGGGTGTCGAAAGCCCGCGGCCGGGAAGACCTCATCTCCCCAACCCTGCAGCGGACCGCGATCTCCGACTACGCCGCGCGCAGCGGCATCGACGTCACCGAATGGGTCGAAGCCCTCGACGAGACGGCGTCACGGGACCGGTCGAAGTGGTGGCGCAAACTCGACGACGCCATCAGCAAGGTCGAGGACGGGGACATCGACGTCGTCCTCGTGTGGAAATTTTCCCGCGCCGCCCGGCACCGCCGAAGATGGGCGATCGCCGTGGACCGCATCGAAGTCGCCGGCGGGACCCTCGAGTCCGCCACCGAAGGCCTCGACACCACGACGTCCACGGGCCGCCTGGCGCGGGGGATGCTGGCCGAGCTCGCGGCATGGGAGTCGGAAGTCAAGGGCGAGCAGTGGAAAGAAACCCACGCGCGTCGCCTCGCCATGGGGCTGCCCACGGACGGGCTGCCGCGGTGGGGCTACACGTACGAGCGGGGTGTCGGGTACCGGCCGGATGAGAAGACGGGCCCGGTGCTCGCCGACCTGTACCGCCGGTACATCGCCGGGGAGTCCGCGGGGGCGTTGACCCGGTGGCTGGATGTGCAGGGGCATGTGTCGACGGCGGGGAACCGGTTCAAGTCCGGGCATCTGCTGCGGATGATGGATGCCGGGTTCGGCGCCGGGCTGCTGCACATTCTGGCGGAGCACCGGTGGGTTCCTGGTGCGCATGAGCCGGTGATCACGGAGGGGGAGTGGCAGGCGTACCGGTTGCGGCGGGGTGTGGTGAGGTGGCAGCCGTCGCGGACGAAGGGGTCCCGGTATCCGCTGTCGGGGCTGGTGTTCTGCGGGTTGTGTGGGGCGCCGATGTACCCGAACACGCATGCCCGCGGGGTGTCGTACCGCTGTGAGAGGCGCCGCCGGGAGGGCGCGTCGGGGTGCGGGAACCGGCTTCCGTCTCTCCCGAAGGTGGAGCGGGCGGTGCTGCGGTGGCTGCGGGAGCTGGTGGATGACGTTGATGCGGCGGCCGCTGCGAAGGAAGCGGCGGTGGTGCGGCAGGTCACCGCCGAACATGAGGGCCGCCGCCTGGCGCGGGACATCGTGAAGTTGGACAAGGCGCTGGCCCAGTTGGCGGTCGACCGGGCGATGCGCGAGATCCCGGAGCAGGCGTTCCGGGACGCCAGAGACGAGCTGGTGGCGACGAGGTCCCTTGTCGCCGCGAGGCTCGAGCAGGCGGAGATGCGTGAGTCGGCGCCGGCCCTGGACTTCGCCGTGTACGGGGGCTTGTTGGCTGAGTGGGAGACGATTCCGGCGGTGGACCGGCGGGCGTTGTTGGCGGCGGTGATCGCCCGGGTCGAGGTGACGGCGGCCGCGGAGTTGTCGGTGGTGGTTGTGCCGACGTGGCCTGTGGGTTAGCGCGCGGCGACGAACGCGGCAGGCCGCTAACCCACACAGCCTCGTGACTCACCAGCGACTCACGCTGCGGCGGCAGGTAAGTCTGGGGACGAGGTGCATTGCACCGGGTGGAAGCCAGTGGTGTAATGCACCTATGCCGAATCAGCCGAAGACCCCGAACAAGTCCATTCGCATCGACCCTGGCGACTGGGAAGCCGCCGCAGCGAGATGCCGCGAGAGCGGACGGGTCGTCACCGACGCGATCCGCTCATTCGTCCGAGCGCTCGGGATGGAGTCGCCCGCTCATGGCGTCGCCCTGGAGGCTGCGTTCCCGCATCTCCCCGAAGGGATGACGATGGAGGACGCCCAGCGGCGCATGGCTGCGGGGCTGGCCGCGGCCCTCCCCGCTTTCCGGGAGGAGTGGGTCGCCGAGCTGCTGAACCGGCTCTCTGCCTATGCCGAGACGGCGACCTTGACCAGCGGGGACACCGCGGTCGTGGTCCGGCTGAACGACGTTCGGAGGTTCGTCACCCAGTGACGTAGCCATGACGGCGCGGCGGGCGTATGCGGCGCTACAGGCCGAGTTGCCCGGACGCGGGTGACGCCCACAGGGACGGCCGCCGCGGGAACGGGGTCCACGACCCGACCGTCACCGCTACGTCGTAGGCGGACGCCTGCAACTGCGGCAGGTCGTACTCGAAGATCAGCCCGAACAGTGCGGCGGACGGGCAGTTACGCCACAGGTCGAACGCGCCGCCCCCGTACGTCTCCCGCCGGTTACAGGACCGGCACAGGTAGCCCCGGGCGAGTCCGGTGTCGTGATCGTGGTCGAGCACCAGCTCGTCGGTCCGGATACCCCGTAGCGGAAGACTCGCCTTCCCGCACAGCCCGCACGTCCACGTGTGCCACCGCCGGAGCCCCTCGGCGCCGTTCTTCGCGACGCCCGCTCGGTCCTCCGGGTGGATGGGCCACGACCAGCACGCGGGGACGTCCGGGTCCAGGTCGCTCACTACAGGTCCAGTCCGCCGGCCGGTTTCTCCCACCGGCTGCTCGCGTCGTACCGGCGCTGGGTGGGCAGGTGGCGCCACCTGCCGGTGCGGCTGATCTCCTTCTCGTCCTTGCCGATGCGGTAAGCCGTGGTCGCGAAGCCGCGCCGCAGCGAGTGAGCGGAGAATCCTCCGGACAGGATCCCGGCGTTCAGGCAGGCGCGGTGGATGATCCGACCGACCGACTCTCGGGCCATCCGGTCGCCGCGGTGACGTCCGCGGCTGTCCAGTCCGGGGGGGACGAGGTTGCCGTGTCGGTCGATGTTGCGGAACAGCGGCCCGTCGGTGAGCTGGGCGGCCTCGATCCACGCGAGGACTGCGCGGGCTGGGCAGGTGGATTCCCGCGGTGACCGGGGGAGGGCCAGCGTGACTCCGGCGCCTCCCTGGTCGGTCTTCGACTGCGCGATGAAGACTTCGACGCCCCCGGCTCCGATGTCGGTGATGTCTCGGACGCCGAGGCGGACGATCTCCCGCGACCGGAGTCCGAGTCCGTAGCCGATGAGGAGCATGGCCCGGTCTCTGGCGCCGGCCAGTCCGGTGGGCATGTCCTCTACGAGCAGTCGCACGGTGGCGGTGTCGAGGGGGGCGGCCTGGCGGGTGCGGTGGCCGCCGTCGGCGGCGACGTTGCGGATTCCGGACATGACCTCGGACACGGCGGGGTGCCGGGCGGGGGAGTCGTGGCCGCGGCGGCGGTGTTCGTATCCGAGTCCGGACAGGCGGCGCAGGATCGTGGAGGGCGGGGAGCCTGCGTCGGCGAGGGCGGTGACGTAGGCGACGACCGCGAACGGGTCCGCGGGGACGCCTGGGTCGCGGCCGGTTTCGGCGCACCACTCTGTCCACCGGGCCCAGTCCTGGGCGTAGGCGCCGTGGGTGGCGTCGGACTTGGCGCGCTTGAGGTAGCGGTTGGCCCGCTCGATTTCCCCCGCGTGGACGATGTTTCCTGGGGGTGCGTCGGGTACCGCGGGGAGCAGTTCAGCGTCCAGGTCTTCCACGGAGTCCCCCTAGGTCCACATAATCCTATCTTATGTGACGCCACCGGTACCCGGAAGCCAAGTTCTCGTAAGCTACGGACGGTCGGTCTTGTTGTGCACCGGGCAGTCCTCCGCCGGGACGCGGGAGCAGCAGACGCACCCGTCGTTGTCCAAGATCAGCGACGCGACCTCCCACGAGGTGCCGTACGCCTCCAACGGAGGGCACCACCTTTCCCGCGCGACCTCGGCGCAGGCCAGCATCCATCGGGCCATGGGTTCGGCCAGCCGCTCGGGCATGTCCGTCTCTGCGGCGCGGAGCTTGTCAGCGGCTGCCCAGTAGGCGAAGACGGCGCGCTCGTTGTTCATCGTTCCCCCTCGTCTGCCAGAACGGCGGTGTCGGCGCGGTCACGGGTGACCTCGGCGCCGTACCCGCATCCGCAGTAGAGCAGCCTGAAATGATCGGCCGCACGCAGGCAGTCATGGGGCTCGCCGGTGGGCATGATCGGGCCGGACCACCATGCGCCTGTAGCGGACTGCCAGCCGACCGCCGGTAGGTCGCGCACCTTCCGGGACCGTCGTTGCCGGATCAGCTCTCGTAGTGCACGGGACATCGGCCGTCGGCCTCCCCGGTCAGGCGCGGCTGCCGCCTTCTCCCGCGCCGCCACCTGACGGGCGATGATCTCGCGGTCGTTGCTGACCCAGTATCCGGACAGCTCGGCCTTCTCCTCGTCGGTCGGCCACTCCTGCCCGGTCACCGGTCCGCCCCCGCCGTCACGTTGTCAGAGACCGTCAGCTCGCCGGGCTGCATCGCGGTCCGGCAACTGGACGAGTGGAACCGCTGGCCCTCGTAGTTGTGCGGCGGCTTGTGGAGCACCTTGCGGCAGTCCGGGCAGTACCAGACCTTGAAACTGCTCATCGCTGTTCTCCTGCCTCAACGGGCGTGACGGGGATGCCGCCACCCGTGACGCGGGCAAGGCGGCCTGCCTTCCGCAGCTCGTGAACGACGATCTCCACCAGCTCGTTCAGGTTCTCCTCTTCGCAGATGTGCGTCATGTGACGGTGACCGAACCGGCGCTTCACCGCGTCTCGGATGATCTGCTCGTTCGTCTTCGCGCTCATGTCTTCTCCTGGTTCTGGTTGCGGATGATTTGGTTGATCCGGGCTCGTGTGACGCCGGCTGCCGGTTCAGTGCGGCTTCCCGGCCCACCGCCGCACGGTCATCCGGTCGACGCCCGCATCCCGCGCCACGGCCGCCTCCGGCTGCCCAGCGGCAAGCTCCCGGAGGACCGCGGCCCTCACCTGTTCGGTCACCTTGGCGAGGTTCGCCCTGGCGGCGGCGCGACGCTGCGCCAGGGCCACGAGCCGCGTCCTGGTCACGCGATCGCCACCGGGTGGGCGCCGATGCTGAACACGAGGACGCGCTCCTCGACGTAGTCGGTCGGCTGGGCCATGTCCTCGCCCTCCTCGATTGCCTCGTCGGTCCACGTGGGCCGGGTGACCGTGATGTACGCCTCCGCCACCTCGGCGTCGCCCACCCACTCCAGCCGACCCGCGTCGTCGCCGATGGTCTCTGCGGCGATGGTCCGGGCGATGTCCATGTTCGCGGCGATGTCGACCAGGGCCGGTCGCGCTGGGTCGAGGTGCGATCCGCCGCCGGGGGTGTGGCGGATGATCGGGTAGACGTAGGTGTCGGCCTCGGTGATGTGGCGGTCGGCGCTGGTCTCGGTCATGTCGGGGGTCCTCTCTCTCTGGTGTAGACCACACTACAGGACTTCTGTAGTGCTGTCTACAGGTTGTCGCACCGAAGTTGACGCCTTCCTCACGCTGCCGAGCCCATCGACTCCCCAGCCACCCACGCCGCCAACCCAGCCCCATCCACCAACTCGATACCCGACCGGCCAGCGAACGCCGCCGCGGCGCTGGTGAAGCTGGACGTCGTCACGAACACCGCCACATCCGCCCCATGCTCCGACCAACACGTCCCATTGAACGTCTGCAACGCCGGGGAGCCGATCGGCTTCGCGTAGTCCTTCACCTGCACCACAACCCGGCCACCACCCGGCAACACCCCCGTCACATCCGCACCCAAATCGCCGCCCCCGCCGCGCACCTCCACACCGGTGCAACCATCCCGACGCAGCAATTCGGCGACCAGCTCCTCCGCGGCCTTCCCCGTCCCGTCACCCAACGAGGCCAGACGCCGAACCGCCACCCTCCGGCCGCGACGACGGCGCCACCACACCCGCAACGCGAACACGCCGACCACCACCACCACCACCACCACCACCGCGGCGATCCCCGCCGCTGCCATCCGGTGCCCGAGCACCCACCGGTACACCTGCAACAGACCCCAGTACACGGCCAGCAGACCCACCAGGATCAGCACTGCCCGCCAGTCCGTTCCACGTCGTCTCCTGCCCACTGTGGGGCCCCTTCCTCGGGTTGGGTGTTGTGGGTGTTACTTCGCAGGTCAGCCAGGTCGTAACGGGGGTCGTAACGGGGGTCTAACACCCTGGTCGGGTAACGGGGTGCCCGGAGGGGTGTTACGGGGGGCGTTATAACGGGTGTTACGCCGGGGCCGGGGAGTCCTCGGCAGGCCGCTGCAGTGCCTCCTCGACGTGTGCGAGCCGGTATCCGCGGGCGTTCGAACCCCACCGGCCGGCGCCCATCTGGCCGGGTGTCACGCCGTGCGGCCGGACCAGTTCGGCGAGTCGCTCCGGGGTGAGCGTCTGCCACTTCGCGGTGAGCGCGAGATGGTCGAGCAGCTCGCGCGTCGGCAGAGCACGATCGGGCGCAGCACCGAGGATCTTCCGCATGGCCTGCAGCAGCAGGATCCCCTGCTGGCGGTCGTACAGCCGTTCACCCTCCACCGCGCCGTGCTGCCGGATCAAGATCTTCCGGATGTCCGGCATACCGAGCTGCGTGGCGATGGGCTCACTGCTGGTGAGGTCCAGATGCGGAACCTGCGGGACCACTCGCAGCGCAGGCCGCCCCTCGGGGGATGGTTCCGCTGCGGACGCACTGGTGACCTGCGCGTGGCCCATCGCGGGTACGTGGCTGGGCTGGAACTCGCCGCCCACCATCCGCGCCGCGGCGAGGAGCTGGGCGCGGATGTCCGTGCCCTGCCAGCGACGTGCGTACGCCGGGCCCGCCGCCTGCGCATCCACCTCCTCGAGCTGCGGCCGGTACGAAGCAGCCATCGCAGCGAGGGCGGGGATCTGCGCGTTCTCGACCCGGTACACCTTCGTCGGCATCGGCCTGCAGTCGGGCGCGATCGTCAGCATCGTCCCGGCGTCGACGAACTTCGACGGGTCGATTCCCCCGGTCGCGGCCTTGTTGACTCCGAGGGAGTTGAACATCTCGCCGGGGTTGTCGACTTTGAAGACGTTGATGATGCCCATCTGGCTGGACAGGTCCCGGGCCTTAGCGCCGAGCATGCTCATCGTGTTCCGCTGCGTGTAAAGCCGCAGGTCAAGGGCCTCGGAACGGTGTTTGCGGATCACGTGGACCAGCAGTTCCCGGACGGGGCTGTTCAGGTTCGAGAGGACGTCGGGTGCCTCGTCGACAAACAGGACGATCGCGGGCGTCACCGGGGTGGGGACGATGTTGTCGTCGAAGCGGCGCCCGGCTCGGGCCTTCCCGATGCGGTCCAATGCGCGAAGCATTTCGATCAGGTCAGCCTGGCTGGTCCCGGCCCAGTCGATCACCGGCCGCGCTGCCTGCCCCGCGGCATACGGCGCAAGCCACGGCCGTAGCGTGGCACCTTCCTTGAAGCACACCATCCAGATGAGGACGTTCGTTGTCCGCGCGAGCCGCGCGAGCTCGATGTTCATGTAGTTGCTCTTGCCACCGCCGCGCTGCCCGATCGTCAGCTCCGAACGTTGCGTGAACAGCCGCAACGCTGCGGTGCCGTCCTCATGCCGACCCACGTCCATGGGCTGCAGGATGTCCAGCGGCCCGGTGTCCGGCGGCAACGGGATGGTGGGCTCGAGCATGTTCTCCCAACTCTGGTGGATGACCACGTGGGTAGGGTCGATCAGCTCAAGTTTCACGGCTCCGGTGTACCGGGCGCGGAGGTTGACTTCGAGCCTCCGGAGGCTGTTCAGGGCGTCGTCGTAGGGGGTGCCACCATGCAGGATCTCCATGGTGACGTCCCGGCCTCCGGGGGTTTCCACCTCGGAGTCGTAGCACCACTGCTCGATGCCTGCCTGGCGGCATGCCTCCTCGTACATGCCACCGGAGATGGTGCGGCGGCGAAGATATTCGGACACGACAGCTTCGGCGTTCGCGCGCTGCCGGATGAGGACGATCCACACGACGGCGAGGACAGCGGTGGCGGTGCCGAGGATCCACCACGAGTCGCGGGTGACAGGCCAGTTCCGGATGTCGAGTGTCGGGTGTCCGGCGGCCCATGTCAGCCACCCTGTCACTGACAGGGACACTGCCGCCGTGTAGGCGACGCCGAGGTCTTTGGTGCCGAGGTACACGGTGCAGCTGACCCATGTGACAGTGACAGCGAGCCCGGCGAGCAGCGGCCACCACGGTGACACCCCTGCCATGTACAGGAGGACACCGAGGATGTACGTGCCGAGCATCGCGCTGACGGGGTTCGACCAGGCCTCGTAGGGCCATTCATCGGCGGTCGCTTCGGCAACTATCTGCTGCCGCTGTCGCTCGGTCTCCCTGACCTGCGTCATGGGGCGCTACTTCCCTCCTTGGGTGCGGTGGTCACATCCCTGCGGTGTTGGTGCCGTGGTCGGCCATCGTCTCCTGCGGGCGAGGGTTGTCGATCCGGTTGAAGTCCTCCTGGTTGGCGGTCTGTAGCAGGGCGGGGGCTTCGGCGGCGGCGTCCGCGAGCGTGGCGAGCCCCGCGGCGATCTGGGAGTACACCTCTGCGACGGAGCCGGAGGCGGGAGTGTCGGCCAGTCGGTTCGCGACCGCGTTGTACGCCTGCGCGAGGCTACTGATCGACTCGGGGGCGGCGTTGGTGAAGTTCCGGATGTCGCTCAGGTGGCGGAAGTCGTAGCCGCCGATGCCGCCTGCGGCTTCGACGGACGGGCTGATGATCGGGTGTGACATGGCGGGTCCTCCAGCGGTGGCGAGTTTCGGCGCCGGCGTGGCAGTGGCGGCGGGGGTGGTGACAGGTGTGGTGGTGCCGGGCGGGGTTCGGGGGTAGGTGGGTCCTGTCATGGCGGTGACGGCGGCGGCGGGGAAGTTCCACAGTCGGTGGGCGAGGCGGCGGGCGAGTGCCCGGGTGCCGCGTCCGGTCCGCGTGGCGCCTGTCCGGGTGGCTGTCAGGGCGCGGCGTGCGGCGCGGCGTGTCAGGGTCGGTGTCACGGTCGCCTTGCCGGGTGTCACCTTGGGACGTGTCCGTGTCCGTAGGGGGCGGCCGGTGAGTCGGCGTCCGGTCCGGCCGAGGACACCTCGGACGCGTCGGATGCGGTGTCCGGGTGTCCGGCCAGTTCCGGGGGTGACACCGGTGCCGGGGCGTGTCCGGCCGGTGAGGCGCCGGGCCGCCGCGGCGACACGACCAGTCCGGGTGCCTGGCAGACCGCGGCGGGGTGACGACTTGCCGCCGAACATCCGCCCGCCACCCGACCGACCCGACCGGCCTGACATGCCGGGGATCCGGAACCCGCCGCCACGCGACGACCGACCCGACCGGTTCCCGGTCCCGGGCGAGCTCGACTTCCGGCCGCCACCGGTGAACGGCATGCGGCGACCGGAGCTCGAGCGGCTGGGCTTCGTCGAGCTCGGGGTCTTCGCTGTCCGTCCGGTGCCCGACCGGCCCGGGAGGCGCAGCGCCGCGGCGTGGGCCTTCTTCCGGCCGGACGCCGCCGCGAACCCGGCCGCTTGCTTGCCGCGTCGAGCCGCCCCGCCGACGCGCGTGGCAGCTGCCCGGCCCGCGCCGGATGCTCGGCGACCAGCCGTACCGACACCGCCCGCGGCCCGGCCAGCGGCGCGTCCCACAGACCGGCCGACACCGCGACCCATCCCGCCCGGGTTGCCCATGTGCCGGATCCCCGACACCTGTCTGCGGGGGAACCCGCCGAACTGGCGCGGCCCGCGCTGGGCACGCCGGGGCCGCTGCTGCTGGCGCCCTCGGCCCGTCTGCTGCCGGGCGCGGCGCCGGGACGACACCCACAGCCCACCGCCCACCGCCGCGGTGCCACCCGCCGCCGCGAGGAGCAGCAGCCAACCGCCCTGCGACGCAACCAACGCCAGCAGACCGCCTGCCAACAGCACGGGCAGGGCGATGGCCCGCCGCCTGGTACGCGGCGGGCCCGGCGACCGGGACACAGTAGGCCGGGGCCGCGGCGCCTCAGGGGCCGCGGCCGGCGGTTCGGTCGGGGCGGTCATGCGACGCCTGCGAAATAGGTGCCGAGCGCGGACGCCGTGGTGACGATGATGTTCCCGAAGTTGCTGGCCGCCGCGGACAGGGAGCCGCCGACGAGGATGACGCCGACGAGGATCCAGCAGAAGGGGCCGATGACGCCGCGGCCTCGGTGGCCGAAGAAGAGGGCGATCGCGGCGAGGGCCATGATCGCGAGGGCCTCGGTCATCGTGCCGCCTCCTCTTTCTCGTCGGCTGGCGTCGGGCGCTTGTCGAGGATCGTCGCGGTGATGGTCGCGGCGGTTCCTGCGAGGAGGAGGCCGAGGGCCGAGTAGGCGACGGTCAGGTTGAGGGAGCTGGTGACGGCCGCCGCGGCGATGAGGCAGAAGGCGAGGATCGCCGCCCACTCAGCGCCGCGGGTGAGGATCTTGCTGGTGGCGGTCACGACGTTCCTCCGTTGACGTCGTCGGCGTCGTAGTCGGCCACGAGGTCGCGGAGGAACTCGTGGCACGCGGCGCGGCCCGCTTCCCCGCCCCAGGACGTGCCGGTGTATGCCCGGCCGTCTCGGAGTCCGAGGGCGAACGCGTCCACCCCGGCGGCGGCGACGAGCCGGATCAGGATTCGGATGCGCAGCGGCGGTGGGCCGGGCAGGTCTTGGTAGGTGGTCACGGTGTCATGCCTCTCGGATGGCGGTGAGCTTCGTGGGCTTGGCGAGGTGGCGGGCGAGTGTGCGGGCCGAGATGCCGAGTGCGGCGGCTTGCTGGTCGCGTGTCATTTCGGGGTGTGTGGCGGCGTAGGCGCGTGTCATGTCGGGGGTGACGGGGCCTGCCGCGGCGGGGCGGGGTGTCGCGGTCGACCGGGTGTCGGGTGTCGTCTTCGCGGGGGTGACAGGCGTGGTGACAGGCGCCGCAGCAGACGCGGGTGCGGTGGCGGGGGTGACAGCGGTGGCAGGTGCCGCCGTGTGTCGTGTCCGTGACGTGGCGATGAGCGCGCCCGTCGCTGTCAGCAGCAGCCCGTCGACCGCGAGCGGGCCGATGACCGTGGTGAGTCCGTCTTCGCCGTAGAAGGCCAACAGCCCGGCTTGGTGCCGGTACGACACGACCGCGGCGACGACGGCGACAACGGACAGACCGCCGAAGCGGACCCACTTCCAGCGGTGCAAGTTGGGCCAGGGGGTGCGGGCCATGATTTCGATGGTGACGAACAGGAACAGGGGCCAGAGGGCGGCGAAGAGGACGGCGCCGGCGTGGGGGTGGGTGGGGATGAGGGCGTGGGCGATGTTGGCGGTGACGGAGACGGTGATACCGAGGATGGCGCCGGTGTACGCCCATCCGCGGCCTTGGGTGCCCGCGTGAGCGGAAAGCGGATGCGGTGCACCGGCCGGGCCGTGTGTGGCGTCAGCGAGCGCGTCGCTGGCGTTCATCGTGTCTCCCTGCGTGGTTGGTGGCCGGGTCCGGCGGTGGGTCGCTGCGTTGGCCGCGCGCCGCCGGGCCCGGCGGTCTAGTGGAGTAGTGCCAGGTTGCTGTCGGCGCGGAGGACCGTGTCGCAGGGCCACTCGAGGTGGCATACGTCGCAGTAGCCGTGCTGGACGGTGTCGTAGTGGGCGCGGAGCACCTGGACGGCGCGGTCGGCGAGTTCGCCGAGGGCGCCGTGGTCGGGCTGTCGCTGCGCCGGGATGTGTTGTGCCATCGGTGTCGCCTTCTTCGGCTGGACTGTGCAGCGGTGCGCCGCTGGTGTCGTGTCGCCACCGTACTCCCGTGTCCGGACACGCGCCATGCTTTCACGCTCAGAAACTGGTGTCGTGTCCGGACACGCGGTAGAGTCGTGGCATGACAACCAGTCGGCTGCGATGATGACGCCGTGCCGAACCCTTCCCACACGCCGAAGCGTGACGTCCGTATCGCTGACGACCTGTGGGAAGCGGCAACGGCCAAAGCGAACAGGCACGGCACTGACGTGAGCAAAGTCGTGCGGGAGAAGCTGCGCGAGTACGCGCTACCGGAACTCGTGCCCGGTGACCTGATCGAACTGTCGGGTCTGCAGCACGGCCATGACGGCGTGTACGTGATCGAGGAAGGGCCGAGCCACGGTGGCGTCGGCGCGGACACCGTCACCCTGCGGAGGGTCGACCAGTGACCGCCGAGACGCCCGGAACGCCGGCGACCACGTGGCCCACCGAGATCGAGGAGTCCGATTTCACGTACTTGGACGAGACCACGGACGCGGTCCACATGGCTGCGTGGACACGCACCCGGATCGCCCGCCAGGTGGATGCTCGTGAGGCAGCGGCCTATGCCCGTGGCCGCGCCGAGGCCGAGGCTGGCGACCTGTTCATGGATGGATACCGCGCCGGGGTCCGCTCCGGAGAGAACGCGTCACCGAGCAGCCTGTTCATGGGCGGTCTGATCGAAGGCCGCAAGGAACGCGACGCCGAGGTCGAGCGCCTGGAGTTTGGCGTAAAGCGGCGTGACGCCAACATCGCCGCGCTCAGGGAACGGGTGGCCGACTTACGCGCCGAGGTGGCGAAGGCCGAGCAGCGTGGTGCCGAGAAGGCGCGGGCCGAGCTAGCCGAGCGGTACCTCGACCAGCTGCGGCGGCAGGAGACCGTGCACGACACCTGCGAAGGCCACGCGCTCTGCGACCTCGTCTCCGAACTCACCCGCGCCGCTGTGGCCGAGTCATGACCCGCCGCGTGCTCGGGTTCGCCACCGCGGCAGATCATCGACAGACGACCGTAGGACACGACGAAACACCAGAGCGGGAAAGGACTCGGCTCATGGCTGAGGCGGAACTGGAGACCCTGGCTCGGCGTCGCGCCGACGCCGGACGCAACCTCACCGAGGCGATCTGTCAGCTCCGGGCCGCCGTCCTCCGGGAGCTTGCCGCTGGGCAGCCGGAGGCGGCCGTGGCGCGGGATGCGGGCGTCGACCGGATGACCGTGCGGCGGTGGGCCGGGAAGTGACCGGCAACCCGTAGGGCACGACGAAGCGGCCCCGCCCCTCCCGGAGGAGGAGCGGGGCCGCAGTCGTACAGCAGAGCAGGTCAGGCCAGGGACCACCACGAGCACCAGATGTTGCGGCCCGTCCCGTACAAGCCCGGTGTGAGGCCGTGGTACGTGCCGCCGTCACGATGCCCGAACATCGGCACCGTCGTCCCAGCGCCACCGCTGGGCCCGACGAAGAAACCGGCCTTCGCGAACGTCTCATCAGTCGTCACATGCATCGTGACCACACTCGGCGTCGCAGCGTCCTTCGCGAGGATTTCGATCTTCCCGTTCCCGTCCACGCGCACCTCACCCACACCCACGCAGCGGTGCGAGTTGTCCGCCAGAATGTACGGGCCGTCAGCGACATCCTCGAACCGGATCACGCAACCCCGGAACAGCAGGGCGCCGACCGGCTGAGCCGCCACACAGTACGACACCCGCGCGTCTGACCACGGATTGTCCGAACGCAGGATCGTCACGACAGCCCCACCTCCACACCCAGCAGCACCCGGGCCACCACGCACAGGAACAGGCCCGCCGCGACCAGATTGACCCGCGTCGACACCCCCACAGCCGCCAGGCCGAAACACGCGGCGGCGGCCAGCAGCAGCACCAGGAACAGGGTCACAGTCCGCCGTCCGCGGCCTCGCGAGCGATGTCCTCGACGGGCTTCACCTTCCGCCGCGCCACCAGCGCGGCCACCACCGGCGCGGCCACAGCGATGAACCCGAGGAGCTGCGTCTGCACCTCGTCGCTGATGTCCAGCCCCAGGGCAACGAGCAGCCCCAGGGCGGCCGCGACGACAGCCGTCACCGTACCGACGCTCAGGACCGGCTCGGTGGGCTTCGGGTTCGCCGGGCTCGCGTAACCACCGCTCATGATGTGGGTGCTCCATTCTGGGATTCGAGCGCGGCCACCCGCGCTGCGAGGGATACAGCGGTCGTGGACAGGGCGTCCACAGCGGTCCGCAGCTCGGTGAGCTGCTGGTTCTGCACGGCGGTCGCGGTCTGCTCGACCGGGCGGATCTTCGTCCACCAGTGGATGAGGGACTGAACGGGCCCGAACCAGTCGGCGTACCAGGACTTGAAATCGTCGTACTTCGGCTGCGGCACAGCAGGCTCCTTCGGGGGCGCGGGCGGCGGGTTTACGATGGCCCGGGCGCGGGCCACCATGCCGGGGATCTGCGCCACCACCTGATCCCCAGGGCACGCGGTCCGGCCCCAGTCGAGACCGAACATGGCGCCGTGCCGGTGATAGGACACCCCGCCCTGCGTGGCCGGGTTCTTCACCGCAACCAGCGCGGTGCCGTGCGTCTTGTGGACGAACGCGAAGATCCTGGCGCCCGCTTCCTCCTGCGCCACGGTCAGACCCTGGCTGGCGGTGCCCTCGAACTCGATGGTCACCGATCGCGGGTTCGCGTCCCGGCTCGTCCACGGCACCGACGTGGTGTCGTGGAGTTGGTGGATCTGCCCGGTCCGCCGCACGTAGAACGTGGCACCGGTGTTCGACCCGGACCGGCGCAGCAACGCCAGGTCACCGGGGAACGACCCGGCGGTGCGGTGGACCACGATCCACCGGTAGTCGCGGCGGGCACCTCCGTGGTTCGGTGACGGCGACCAAGTCGCAGCAGGCATGCGGGCCATGCGGGCTCCTTCCGGGGGTGTAGGCGCGGCCGTGCCCCCGCACATCGGCATCGACATGTGGGGGCACAGCCGTGGTGCAGTTAGCCGAGCAGAACAGCGACGAGGCTGTGCAGGAGCTGCGCGATCCAGTCGACGGCCACGGTTCCTCCTCTCAACGGGAGTCGGTCACACCGGCCTGGGGGGCGGCCGGGAGCTCAGCGGGCTCGAGGGGGCGGGCGCGGGCGGACAAGGTCACGACCACCGTCCGCGCCTCCGGGGAGTCGGCCGGCACGGGGTGCATCACCAGATGCCTCCACGAAAGGCTCGGTCACCAAACCGAGGCCCTTCTCCAACGCCGAGTACATGAGGCTGTGCCGCATGATCTTCAGCTTCTGTACACGCACCGCCGGGCGGTCCCACTCCGCGCGGCGGTCGAACGACATCGACGAACTCACCGGCACATCGGGACGGGTCATCCGGCTCCTCCTCGGTTGCCGCGCGCCTGCCGGCGGCGGGCGAGCTCGTCGGTCAGTTCCGCGTTCTCCGCGCGCAGCTTCACGGCCTCAGCCTCAGCGAATTCGCGGGCCTGCCGCTGCTCCTGCTCCCGCTGATGCGACTCGTCCAGAGCCCGCATCAGGGCACGGGCCTTCCGGTCCATGTCCGCGAGTTCCCGGCGAACGGCCTGCGAGTCGTTCCGCGCTGACGCCGCCTCTTCCTGGGCTTCCGACAGGCGCTGGCTGAGCCGGTCCACGTCCTTGTCGAGACGTTCCGCGACACGGACGGTGATGCCCTCGATGACCTCCGCGCGGTCCACCCGGTGCCTACGTCGCTGCAGGAACGCGACCACCCCGGCCAGGGCTAGGGCGGGCAAACCGATGGATGAGGTGATCTTCAGGAACCCGTCGAGGACCGCGGCGCTGCTCACGGGTTCCCCCGCTGGTCCTGCAACGGATCCGGGTCGGTCGGCATCGGCCGCTGCAACATCGACCGGCGGACCTGCGTCCACTCCATCCGGATCTGCCCGACCCGCCACAGCGAAAACGCGGCCACCGACGTGCACATGATGCCCGTGCCCACCACGCCCCGCGCCGACATGAACACCGCCGCCGCGAGGACGATGTTCACGGTCAGCAACGCCAGCAGCCCACCCGCCTCCAACTGGAAACCGGTGTCCAACTCCCGCCACCAAATCCCCGCCAGCGCCGTCAACGCCGCCAGGAGCATCGTCGTCGCCAACACATCCCGGTACCGGCCAGACAGGACCTGGTTGATCGACGCCGACCGGGCCCAACCGCACAGCAGCATCGACCCCCACAGGGCGTACGCCGTCAGCACACCGACCGCGAGCGGATGCCGCCGGGAGGTGATCTGCAGCGGCGGCCCGTCGGCGCGCCGCATCAGGTCTGCTTCTCCCACAGCGACAGGAAGTCGCCCGTCACCGTGCCCGTGCCCGCGGTTCGCCGGATCTCCAAGGCGACGGTGAACCCGTCGCCGAACGCGTCCGGGAGGTCGATCTCGACCAGACCCTCCGCGGTCGTGGAACCAGGGACAGCGGTGGGCCCTATCACGACCGTCACGGCACTCAGGCGTACCTGGTACTCGGCTGTCGTGTCCGCGGCCGACGTGCTGACCTGGGTGCGGATCTGCAGCTTCGGGTGCTGCTTGAAGCCGTACGCCCTCGCGACCGGCCAGAACGTGGAGATCGTCACCGTCGGGTTCGGATCTGTCCACCACGGGATCGGCAGCCACGGACGCCCCAGGCCCACACCGGACAAGGTGTCGTCGGAGAAGATGATGTTCTGCTCACGGTCGTACATGGCGACGTACTGCGCCGCAGCGTCAGCGCCGTCCACGGCCATCGCCAGGGTCGTGTCGGCGCGGCGCATCCGCCACACACCGACGGTGGTGTTGTGCGGCGGCCCGTACGTGACCTGCCCGACGGTGATCAGCGGCGAACCGTCCGCGTCACGGGCCTCCAGCTTGGCGCCCGGCCCGAGGATCAGGTCACCCTCGACGGTCGTGAACCCGGCCCGCTGTGACGTCTCCAAGTTGGAGATGCGGTGCTCGTGGTTGTCCCAGTCCCGGTCATCCGAGGGAGGCCTACTAATCTTCCCCATACGGCACCCTTCCGAGCGTCAGTTCGATCTTTTCCGGCTTCTCACCGTCGGGTGGGGTGACCTTCCATGCCACGATCCGCGCCGACTTGTCCACGCCCGGGGACCCGTCGGCCTTCGCCGGGTGGTACGGAGACGTGATCCGGATCCGCACCGTGTCACCGAGGGCGTAAGTGCCGAACACCGGGAACGTGTCCCGCAGCGTCACGGTGGGGATGGTCACGTCACCCACCGCGGCGTCGAGATCCTCGTCGGCGTGCGCCTGCAACGCCGCCAGGTCCCGGACGTCCTTGTACGACCACGACTTCTCGAAGATCGGATACCCGGCGGCCAGCTCCGCAGCCGCGCGCGGCGACACCCCGTCAGCGATCAACATGGAAGAACCCTCGCCGGCGCCGAGCGCCGACCCGACATTCGACGCCGTCATGCCGTCGGTGGGCCAGTCGTAGTCGACGATCGACCCCGGGTACTCGAGGACCAGGCCGCGTGGCTGCCCGAGCTGCGGGTAGCCGAGGATCATCGTCCGGGTCGGCTGGTCGTTGGAGTCGAGGCCGGCGTCGATGGTGAACTCGAACCCGTCGACGAGCTGCGCCAGCTCCTGAATCGAGGCGAGGACCCCGGGTCGTTCCCATTCGCGGTAGGTGCGGTCCTGCAGCACCCCGGACGTGTTCGCCGTGGCGGTCAGCCCGATGTCGCCCTTCGGGTCCGTCTGCATGGCGGTGAGAAGGGACCGGACGATCGCGAGTTGGTCCTGCTGCGTGAATGTCACCGACGTCCGGACCTCGCGGTGGTCCAGGTATGACTCGAACGTCTGCGCGTAGATGCTGGCCTTCGTCGCCCCATCCACCGGCCGGGCACGCCAGATGATGCCGCCCCACACCGGCACCGTGTCCCTGATCACGTACAGGGCGGTGCGCCGTTCGATGGCCTCCGGGTCCCAGCCCTTCACCGTCGTGCGGTCGGACAGCATCAGGGTCGCGTTGAGCTCCCCGGCCTCGCTGATCGACCGCGAGTACGACTCCACCCGGAACGGCCACTGCCCCATCGGAGCACCCGACAGAACATCGAAGAGGCGGTAGGTGTAGACCGCCATCAGACCTTGCCGACGTCGATGACCGTCAGCGAGTGCCGCGCGGGGGTCGTCGAGCCCGTCGATGAGCCGCTGCCCTGGATCTGCGTCTTGATCGTCATCGTCACGTCGGACACACCCGGCTCGTAGTAGCCCTCGACGGGTGTCATCCGCATGCCCTGACCGGCGGTCACGTTGACCCAGCCCGGTTCGAGGCCGGCGATCGTGGTTCCGGTGTCCGTGCCGGTGTGGTTGACGATGAGGTACCGGGCGACGGCCGCGCCGGTCCCTGCGACGGCGTTGCCCATGCAGCGGACCAAGTACCGGCGGCCGGCTTTGAACGTGAACGTGAGAGTGAGCCCGGTGTCCTTCACCCCGCCCGAGGTCGTTGACCCGGTGCCGCTGGTGGCCTGCGTGTACGCGACGATCCCGAGGCCGACTTCGTCTTCGGTCATGAGCCGCTTCCACACGGTCCCGTTCCAGGCCCAATGGGTCTTGTCGACCCACACGTACGCGAGTTGCCCCATCGGCAGGGTGGTGATCGCGTCGAGCTTCGCCTTCGTCTCCACCAGCAGGCAGCCGCCAGCGGTGGTCGTCCACTGCCACTGGTTCGTGATCTGCCCCGTCGCGATGTTCGGCGCGGCGGCGGGAACGCTGATGTTCGCCAGCGCCAGATACGAGGCGCCGTCCGCCGGGAACCCGGGCACGGCAGGCGACGACGCTGCCGTACCGGGGATGGCGACGATGTCGCCATCGAGCCCGGTCCCGGACACGTTGGAGTCCCGGACCCGTACGGCGACCACGTCGATCCGCGGCAGCGTCGCATGCGGGCCGGTGATCGTTACCGTCTTCGCCACGTCCAGCGTGAACACGTACGGGCCCTGCGTTGTCGTCGTCGACCCCTGCACCACCGCCTGCCCGACCGCGACGTTCACCGTCATGTTCGGGGTGCCCTGCGCCGTCGTCCACAACGCCGTCAGACCACCGTTCGGGATCACCCCGGACCGGACACCCAGCGCGTTCGTCGTGCGCACGAACGCGGCACCCAACGCCAGCCGGGCATCCTGCCCGCTGTACGACGGCGCCCCACCGCTCGCGTCCATGAACCACGGGTCGATCGCCATCAGCTCTCCCTCACCACGCCGAACGGAACTCGAGCGTCATCTGCGAACCGGAAACCCCGGTCAGGGCCGTGTACCTGATCTCGTTGCTGCCCGGCTGCAGATCCCAGTACGACGACCCGGCGGCGAGCGCGTCGATCGGCTGCGTCCCGTTCAGCAGCACCACCCGGTTGTCGAAGTCGATGACCAGGGTGTTGCCGAGGAGCAGGTCGTACGATAGGCTGATCCGTCGGCCCGTGGTGATGTTCTCCACGATCGGGTTCGTGACCGCGCCGGTGATCGTCACGAGCGGCGGAGTCGGGACGTCACCGAGGTTGCTGGCGATCACCACACCCGTCGACCCGACCGGCAGAGGCGCCGTGAACGGCGCGGTGAACGGCGCGGTGAACCCGGACCCGCCGGACAGCGGGAGCGTCGTGATGATCGTCGATAGGGCATCGGCGTACTTGCGGTAGTCCGGTGCGACGAGGTCGATCTGCCAGTCGAACAAGCAGTCCGTCACCGGTCCGACGCGGGTCCGGCCGGCGCGTCGCACGAGGCAACGGCGGGTCATGTGCGGTTCGGTCACGACCAGCGGCAGCCGCTGCGACAGGTCCACGCACACAGCCCGGATCCGGTCCCGAGCCTGATACGCGGTCACCTCGTCGGGGGCGTCCGCGACACCGACGAGGCTGATGTACCGGGGGTCGAAGAACGAGTCGCCGTCGAACCCGCCGTGGTCCTGAGGGCGTGACTCCAACGCCAGGCGCACGTCGGGGGAGTCGTCCCACCCCAGCGCCTCCTTCACCCTCCACAGCACCCCGAAGTCGTCCGTCACGCCGCCGACCCAGCCGTCCAGGGACCAGGTGGGAGACGCCATTCAGTGCCTCCCGCTACGCCAGCGCTTCGCCGTCTCCAGCTCCCGCACCAACTGCTGCGGGTTATGGGGGACCGTCTGGATCTGGTACGTGTTCCCGCCGTCCACGGTGACCTGCGGGCGGGCGGTTGTGGATGCGAGCTGCATGCCGTACCAGCCCGCCGCCGTCGACAGGACCGCCCTCGCGGACTGGCCGCCACCGAACCGCGGCACCAACGCCTCACCACCCGTCGACGGCTCCGCGTACCGGTACGCCGTACCGGGAGGGGCAATCCCACCCGCCGCGTACCCGTAGCGGCGCATGTCCGCGAGCAGAGCCACACCGGCCTGCGTATTCGACAGCTCCCCGGTGATCAGCTTCAACGCCGCCGCCAGATCCTCATCCGACGACCCCGTCGCCCGCGCCAACGCCGCGAACGACGACTGCCCCTGCCGCACCGCGGCCCGCGCACCCGAGATCTGCCCGAAGTACTGCAGTTGCGCCTGCTGCCCCGCCGCGGTGTCGAGCTTCGCCGACGTGGCCCGCAGCGAAGAGTCGGACAGCTTCACGGCCCCCGCGGCGATGGCCTCCGCTTCCGGGCCGCCCATGTCGAGGAGCCGCAGCGCCATGTCGCGGAATCCGCGGTCGGCGAGCTTCTGCAGGTTCGCCAGGAACGTGCCTGTGTTCTTCACCCCGATGTCGAGGGCGGACCGGAACCGGTCCACCGGCGCACCCTTGGACAGCTTGTACGACGCCTGGACCGTGACCAGCTTCTCCGTCGCCGTGGCGAGGGACCGGCGGGCACGAGCGATCGCGGCCTCATCGGCGGCGATCTTCGACGACGACGCGTGCCGCCTGCGGTCGTCGTACAGCCGGCGTTCCGCGATCCGCAGCGAGTCCGCCGCGTTGGCCCGGGACCGGGACGCCTTCGTCACATCCGTGGCGGTGGAGAACTTCGTCGGCGTGTACCGGGACATGAAGTCCGACAACGGCACCGTGGTCCCGCCGTCGGCGAACGACGTGATGCCGCCACGGGCCATCGGCCACATGACCTTCCCACCCAGCCAGTCCTCCACCACCGTGGAAGCGATGGCGCGGGAACGCTGCTTGTCGCCGCGGCGCGGGATGAAAGCCTCACCGCCGGTCTCCGGCTCCGCCCACTGATACAGCGTCCCGGGGCCCGCGAGCTCCGCGATACCACCGGCCGCGAACGTGTTGATACCGCCCCGGGCCTTGCCCGGCAGGACACCGCCGAGGGTGTTCCCGGAGCCGCCGCGGACCCCGTTGTTCACGGTCGACACGAAGTTCCTCTTGTACGTGTTCAGGAAGACGTCGACGACCTTGCCGTGCAGAGCTGCCAGCTGCGCGCGGAGGGCCTTCACTTCCTTGGAAGACTCGCTGGCGCCGTTCGCCTTCGCGGCGACGATCTTGCCCGTCAGCTCCCGGATCTGGCGACGGAGCTCCCCCACGTCCTCGGCGGACTTCTTCGCCCCAGGGACCGTGACGTCCGTGCTCTTCGCCACCGGCAGCAGACCCAGCTGGGTGGCGAGCATCCCGGCGGCCTTCCGCGTCAGACCCAGATCCACGGCGGTGGCGATGAACGCCTTCCGCGACGACCGCAGCGACGCGTTCATGTCCTCGGTGTCACTGCGGACCTGCAGAGCCGCGGACGCCAGATCGCGGCCCTTCGACGCCAGATTCAGCAGCGTCGACGCCGCCTCCTGGCCGCTCTTGGCCGTCAGGTCGAACTCGGTCCGCTGATTCTTCGTCGCACCGTTCATGCCCCGCGCGGCCTTCTCGGCCTCCGACAGGGCCTGCTCGTAGGCGATCGTCGCCTCCATCACCGAACCCGTCGCGGTGATGCCCTTCAGCGCCTCGACGTAGCCCTTGACCGCCTCTTCCGCGGCCTGCGACGCCGACGCCAAGTCGTCCGTCCTCCCCGCCAGCGCATCCGTCGGCGCGAACGCCCCCCGCGAGGCCCGATCAGATTCCATGATCGCATCGGTGTACTTCGGGAACAGCGCCGACGCCCGCTCCGCTGACACACCGAGCTGCGTGATCACCGCCTCCGCCTCGCGGCCCCTCCCCGACGCCTGCATCTGCGCCAGCGACTGATCCACCAGATCAGCACTACCCGACAGCTCATCCAGGCGGACACCGAACATCGACGCCACGCCACCGGCCACACCGATCTGCCCAGACCACGAGGCCAGACCACGCTGCGCCTTCGACCACAGACCGTCGTCCGCCAACGCCCCAGCACTCTTCAGTGCATCCAGGTCAGAACCCAGAACCTGCGCCGCCGCACCAGTCGCCTGACCGGCACGCTGGAACTCCAGCAGCGACGCCGTCAACTTCTCGACCGGAGGCGGTGCCTGCTTGAACGAATCCACCAGGCCCTGCGCGGCCTCCGAGACCAGCAGGATACCCACTGCCGCCCCGGCGGCCTTCCCAGCGCCGACCATGGCCTTGTTCGCCCGCTGACCCGACGGCCCGAGCGCGTCGAGTGCGTCACGCGCCTCCTGGACCTTCGGCGCCAACATGCCGTACGCGCCCGCCGCAGTCACCGCCGCACCCGTACCGGCAGCCATCCACATCGCCGACTGCTGCACCACACCCGGCAGGCCGGCGAACTGGTTCACCGCACCCTCAGCGGCCTGCGTCAGCCCCCGCAGCGCACCGTTCGCACCCGAACCGGACTGGATCAGCGCCGTCTCCAGCGACCCCGTCAGCTTCTCCCAGTCACCGGCGAGGTTGTCCATCTTCTTCGCGGCCTGCTCGGCGGCGTACCCGGCGTCGTTGACCTTCCCGGCCCACTCCTCCGCGCCGGCCGCGCCACCCTTCATCGCCACCGCGGCGACCCGGTACGCGTCCGCGCCGAAGATCGTCTTCAGCGCCGACGCCTGCTGCTCCTGCGTCAAATTCCCGAGACCCTGCTGCAGCTCCCCGGCGATGTCGGTGAACGACTTCAGCTCACCGTTCGCCGTGAAGAACGACAGACCGTACTTCTCCATCGCGTCCGCGGCCCTCGCGGAGTTCGGGATCAGCGACAGCAGCATCTGCTTGAACGACGTGCCAGCGTCGGACCCGGTCAGGCCGGCGGACGCGAACATGGCGAGGGCGCCCGTGGTCTGCTCCACCGACAGACCCATCTGCGCTGCGACGGCCGACGACTGCCGCAACGCGAACGCCATGTCCGACACTTCGCCCTGCGCCTTGCCGGCGGCGGCAGCGAGGAGGTCAGCGATGTGCGACACGTCGGTGCCCTTGAGCCCGAACGTGGTCATCGCGGACGCGGCGACCTCGGCGGACCCGGCGACGTCCAAGTTCCCGGCTGCGGCCAGGTTCAGGGCACCGGTCAGCGCCCCACCCACGATGTCGGCGACACCGACACCGGCTTTCGCCAGGGCTTCCTGACCGGCCGCCGCTTCAGTGGCGGAGAACTTGGTGTCCTTGCCGGCCTGCAGCGCTGATGCGCGGAGCTGCTGCATCTGGCTCGCGGTCGCGTTCGACGCCGCTCCGACCGCGGACATCTGCTTGTCGAACTCGATGAACGACTTCACGGCCAGCCCGACACCGGCGAGGATGCCCGCACCGGCCACACCGACACCGCGGGCCAGGTCGTCCCAGCCCTTGGCCCCGGACCTGACGGCCTGGTCGGCGGCGTGCGCGAAGTCGTCGGTGGCCTTCGCGGCGGCCTTGACGGGGGCGAGGTAGCCGTTGGTGCGGGCGATCAGATCAACGAACACGCTGCGGTTCGGCATCGTCCACCCCCGTCAGTCGTGTCGTGGCGCCAGATAGATGCCGTCCAACATCTCCGGGTGCGGACGTGCGCCACCGGCGCGTTCGGACAGCTCCCGGGACTTGCGGTCACGGGCCGCGCAGTAGTGGCACTGGAAGTGGTCGACCGTCACGGCACCTTGCGTGGCCTTATCCAGCGCCTCTTCCAGGTCATGACCGCACCCGGAACACTTCGACCGCTCGTTCTCCTTGTGCGCCAACGCCAAGGCGAGGTCGAAGTCCAGCCACCGCGCCTCACCGGCACCAACAACCCGGCCGCACACGACCGACGGGGGCTCGTGCCACGCCTCCGCGACCTCTACGACTCGCCGGAGCCGCTGGTCATCGCGGAGGCGAGTGCGGAGAAAGGGACCTCGGCCCTACCGGTGTTGACCAGGAACGCGGCATCGAACAGCACACCCATCTGGCCGCTCGAAATCTTCTCGAACAGCTGCTTCACATCCGCCTCGGTCATCACCGGGTCCACACACGACGCGGCGATCAGCGCCGGAGGGAACGTGTCGAGGTTGAACTGCCGCTCGTCGTGACCCTCCCGCGCCGGATGCGCATCCTCGAGCTTCGACCAGGCGTCCGGCGTCAGTGCCCGGAAACGGAACGGCACCTTCGCCGCGTCCATGTCCGCCTCGATCGCCCGGATCCTCTGCGCCAGGTCCTGACCCGCCGCGCCACCACCGAGCGAGGTGACGGCGTCGCGGCTCGCCTTCGCGAGCTCCAACTGCAGCTGATCGTGGACCGCGCGCAGATCTTCCCGCAGACACAGGAACGCCGTCCGCTCCGGAGGCCGGACGGCGTCGAGCAGAGCCGCGAAGTCCATCAGGCCACCACAGCGCGCGTGTTCGGGTCAGACGTCACCATCATCGGCGACTCGAACGTCTGCACCGCGTTCGGCGCCGGCGTCGTCTCCTTCGGCTCACCGACCTGCATCGGGTACACCGCGACCTTCTGGCTGGCGGTCCACGCGGTGGTCGCGATGAGGTTCCGGCGCACGACGAGGAACCCGGACGTGCGGTACGGGAGGAGGTCGAATGCGGTGTCCGTCGGCGTCTGGTGCTTGAACATGATGGCCGGCGAGAACGAACGGCGGCCCGCCGATGCCGTGTTGAACGTCGACCCGAGGGAGCTGGTGTCGACGGACGCAGTGTCGGGGTCGATCTTCAGACCGTCTGGGGTGATCAGCAGCTCCAGCGGCGTGCCAGCGTTGAGTTCCGCGACGGTAGGCGCAGCGATGTTGGCGATCGTGGAACACCACGTCACCTTGAACATCCCGTCGCCGAGAAGGTCAGCCATTTCCGTTCTCCTTCGTCTGCTCGGCGACGCGCTCGAGCTTGGTGGTCAGGGTCCTGCGGGGCTTGGTGCTGTCTTGTTCCGCGGCGAGCGCGGACTGTGCCTTCGCGGGGTCGTCGCCGACCTCGTTGAGCACTTCGCCGACTGGTGCGTCGACGGGCACGTACGGGGGGGCGGGTTCCCATCCGCCGATCACGGGCGCCCCCGGTTCGGGGTCGGCGAAGCGGGTGAGGTCCGAGGTGGGTCCGCTGACCTGCTCCCAGCCTCGGGCGATGTGGAGAGTGAGGGCGGACACGGGGATGACCGCGTCCGCGTCGAGTTCGGGGTGGTGCACCTTGACGAAGTCCACGGTGATCAGATCCTCACGAGCGCCGCGGTGACGGACGCGGTCACGGAGTACGTGACTGTGATGAGGCTGGTGGCCGGGTCGGCGACGGCGGGCGGGATCTTGATGAACTTCTCGGTGGCGTTGGCGACGGCGGTGACGATGTCGGGGTTCGCCTGCCCGTAGGTGGTGCCGGGGACGACGATGGTGACGTTTGTGGGGCTCGCGTTGGCGTTCTTGACGTGTAGCGCGACCCGGTCGTCCGGGTTGACCGTCTCCGACGCGTTGACGGCGCTGTAGGTGGCCGTGGTTCCGGTCTCGGTGATCTGCTGCAGTACGAGCAGTGCCATTGGTTCCCTCCTGGTTGCGGGTACGGCGAAGACCCGCACAGCGGCGGGAGGTCTGTGTGGAGAAGGTCAGGCAGGTCCGGAACGCATCTGGTACACAGCCGTCGCGTAGAACACAGGCGGCGTCTCGTCGTCGTCACGCTGCGCGTACTGCGACGACACCTCCCACAACGGCCACACCAACCGGCCCGCGATCACCGGCGTCTGCCCCAGGAGCACGGCGCGGGCCGTGGACTGCATCCACAGCGCCTGCACCGCCGTCTGCCCCACCGCGGTCACCTGGAACTCCAGCAGCAGGTCAGCGTGCCGGTCACCGAGCGACCCACCCGGTGTCCCCGCGTCAGGCCACAACACGGTGTACGCCTTGAACGCCGAGGAACCCGGCGCGCCCTGCCATCCCGCACCGGCGGGCTTCTGCCCCACCTCGGTGAGGATCGGCGTGGCCTGCCCGGTCAGCAACGCCGCAATCGCGACGACCGAAACGGACGCCGATGCGACCGTCACCGGCCCTCCAACAGCCGCGAACCCAGCTGCCCGAGGAGGTCCGCCATGACGATCGACTCACGCTCAGCCGGACCGTTCAGGTGATCATGCGGGCCCGAGTTCACCGACCCGTTCTGCAGGATCGCCCCCAGGTTGCCCTGGCCGCGCTTCTCCGGCCCGATCCGGGCCATCACCCCACCGAACGTGTACACCACGTCGTAGGTGATCGTCGACGCGTATCCCGGGACGTGGGAGCCGATCCCCGCGGCGATCTGCCGGGACTCGTCCTTCACCTTGGTGGCGCCGACCTCGACGACCTTGTGGGTCTCCTTCAGGACCTCGTTCGCGGCGCGGTTCAGGTCCGAAATCCAACCGGCGAGGCTATCCACGGGAGTACACCTCGCATCCCAGGCGCCGGGCCGTCACGTTCGTTCCGAGCTCGATGGTCCGCACCCGCAGCACCGTCCCCACCAGATCCGGGTCCGTCGAAGCCACAACTTCCACGAGGTGCCCGAACTCGACACCGGTGACAGCCACGGGCACCTTCACCATCGTGGAGAACTGTGCGGCCGCGGTCTGCCCGGTCGAGACGTCCCGCCCGGCCAGGTTCGGCCTCAGCTGGCACACGCCGGTGTAGACCGTCGTGTCGCCGCCTGTGACCGCACCCGTCACCGGGTCTGTGGTCTTCGCGCCCGGGGCGAAGATGCGGCACCGGTCCGTCATCAGCGACTGGGCACGCTCACGGCCCTTCGCGCGTGCCTCATCGATCAGCACCACGGTGACCACCGCACCGGCGCCGTGTACGACGGCCGGATCGTGAACGCCCCCGACGTCGCACCGGCCGGCGCCAGCAAGTCCAGGTCAGCATCGGGGAGGACGAGGGAGGCTTGCACCTCGTAGAACCGTTCGGTGTAGTCGTCGACCGTCCAGCTCGACATGCCGGGCGGTGGGGACTGCATCAGGCGGCGCACCATCCCGGCGACGACCATCGCGACGAGGTCACCGGACAGGGACCCGTCCGCGAGGCGGGCATCGACGGTGGGGACCCGGGCGCGGACGATCGCCGACGCATCCTCGATGAACGCCGCGGCGACGTCTTCCTCCGCGGCGGTGAGGGGCCGCCAGCGGGCGGCGACGTCTTCCGGTGTCGCGAGTGGGGGAGTGGTGCCGACGGCACGCGCGCGCACCCAGCGTTGCTGGACTGCGGTGACGGTGCCGGTGGCGCGGAACGTGACACCCCACATGCCTGCCGTGGTGGGGACGAACGTGTGCGGGTAGTCACCTGTCGTGCCCGTCTCCGGGACCGGCACTGGGGTGCCTGTCACCCCGGCTGGGGTGGTGACTTCCGCGGTGACAGTCGCGCCTGTCGTGGTGGAGAACGTCAGCGTGACAGCGTCACCCACATCCGTCATGACACCCTCCCGGGAGCTGTCGTGGCACTGATACGGGTGGCGGTTGCCGTGGCACCGACGGGTGTCCGGCCTGTCACGTCACGGACCGTCCCGGTCGGCTGGGTGACCCTGATCGATGTCCGGCCCGATACGGGCAGCGAACCGCCGCCCGCGGGGGCCGTCACTGATACCAGCGCCGGAACTCCGATCGTGAAGGCACCGGCCGTGGCGGCACCGGGGAACGCCTGAGCCGCCACAGCGGCGACAGCCCCCACCGCGGACGCCCCCGCGGTCGTCGTACCCACTGGCGCGTACGTGGTGGCCGCCGCGGGCACACCGGCGGCCGTAGCGGTCGCCGACGCGGAACCTGGGAGCGCGAGCACGGATGCCGCGCCTGTTGCTCCGAAGATCAGGCTCGTGGCGCTAGGAGCACCCGGTAGGGCCCCGGTCGTTGCGGTGGCCGTCACACCAGCCACGGATGCGCTGCCACCCGTCACCGCAGCACCCGGGGGTGCGGTGACGGTCACCACCGCGGCGACACCAACCGGGCCCGCCGTGGAACTCACCGTTCCGGCAGGGGCTGTCGCGGTGACAGTGCCCGAGACGCCGTCGACGGACACACCCGCGGACAGCTGACCTGACAGCGCCGTGACAGAAGCTGCCGCCCCGGCGCCGGTGACAGTGACACCCGCCGCTGCCATGCCAGCCGGGGCCGTCGTCGTGACCGTGGCCGTCGCCCCGCCGAGTGCCACCCCCGACGACACGACACCCGCCGCGGCCACCGTAGTGACCGGCGCCGTCACACCGACGACCGCGCCGGCCGCCGACACCGAACCCGCCGGGCTCACCGCGGTGCCCACCGCCGCGGCACCGACCACAGTCACCGACACCACCGCGGCACCCGCAGGAGCCACCACCGACACAGTCGCAGCCAACCCGGCCACCGACGCCGTAGACGTGACCGTGCCCGGCGGCGCCGTCGACGTCACCGCCGCGGCGACACCCACAACCGTCGCCGAAGTACCAGTAGCGCCCGTACCCGGCAGCGCCGCACCCGGCAGCGCAGACCCGGGCAGGGCCATCGGTCAGACCGTCCCGACGCGCGTCAACCGCGCATACGACCCCGCGACCAGCGTCGCCGTCCCAGCGGCCGACATGTTCCACCGGATCGCGAGCGCACCCGACGCCGACGGCACAATCCGGAACTTGCCCTCGGTCAACAGCGACGTCGTCGCCGCGGCGAGGTTCGTCCCCGTCGCCGCCCCCGTCGCAGTCACCATCGTCGTCGTAGACGCCGTGGTCGACGTGGACATGCGCAGCCAGCCACCCACCGTCGCCGCGACACTGCCCGTGCCGCCGATCGCGAACCGCGGACCCGCCGTCGTGATCGACGACTGGTTGATGAAGTTCACCTCGAGGATGTACGTGGCCCCGGACTCGACCTGGAACACGAAGTTCGTCAGATCGACAGCTGTGGTGGAGGTCGTGGTTTGATTCGCCGAGATGGACCGGATCGACTCGGCCGCCGACTTGAGCGCCGGGTTCTGCGCGTCCTCCATGCCGGTCGACAGGGTCCCGAGGTTGGCTGTCACGTTGTTGACCACGTACCCGCTGCCGGACGTGCGCCGCAGGTGCGCCACAGTCGGCGCGGTGCCGTAGCCGCCGGTGACGTTGTCGATCACGCACGACTGCGCCGCCCCGTTCGCCAGGTCCACCGCGGCGCCGATCGTCGCCACCGAGTTGTTGCCGATGAAGCAGTCCTTCAGCGACGACTGTCCCGAGGAGTTCATCTTGATCCCCGTCACCGGGGTGGTGCCGGTCAGGAAGGCGGCGAGGTACATGTACACGTGCTTGAAGTGGACCCTTGCGGTCTGGTTCTGGACCTCGATCGCCGTGGAGCCCTGCACGAGGAACGCGGACTCCGCTTTCACGGTGTCGAAGTAGATGCCGTTGTTCCCGCCGCTGCCGGGCCCGTGCTCGACCTTGATGGCGCCGCCGCGGAAATGCTCGATGTGCAAGTTCTTGAAGTACACCTCGTTGGAGCTGTCACTACCCGACCCGAACCCCGACGCGGCGCGGGAGTCGATGACCCGCAGCGCCGCGATGCCCGCGGTGGTGTTGCCGCAGAACTCGATGAACACGTCGAAGAACGTCGAGTCCCACACCTCACACAGGTCCATGCCGATGGACTGGGAGTTGCTTATGAAGACGGCGCTCATGTGGACCTCGGACGCGTACACGATGTCCACGACCGTCGCCGAGCCCGTGCCCGCGATGTCGTCCCCGTCGATCGTGATGTCCTTCACGCCCGCGTAGTACAGGTGGTTCGCCGTGTCCGTGCCGTAGATCGACAGGCCGACGACGTTCGCGGTCCGCCGCAACGTCGTCGCTTGACGGCCCGCGCCGAGCAGGACCACGTTCGCCTTCAACGCGATCGTCACCGAATGCAGGTACACACCGGGCGGGACGAACACAGTGCCGCCGCCGAGCGCCGACGCCGCGAGGATCGCCGCGTTGATCGCAGCCCCGTCGTCCGCGACCCCGTCACCTTTGGCGCCGAACTCGGGGTCCTTCACCGAGATCATGCGGCTTCCGAACGCGACCAGGTGTGCCGCAGTCAGAACCGCCTCCACCTGCGCGCCGGTCGCGAACCCCAGCCCGGTGTTGTACGGCGCCTCCACCCCGCGCGCGACCGTCCACGTCGTTGTTCCCGCGCCGGCGGTGACCCGCACGTACTCGATGCCGGTACCACCGGCCGTCAGGGTCCCGGAGATCCGGGCCACGAACGGTGCCGCCGTCGGGAAGCCGGTCGCCGACGTCACCGTCAACGACGTAGCGGCGGCCAGGACCGCCCCGTTCAGCGTCGTGCGAGCTTCGTTCGCGAACGTTCCCACGTCAGGCCGCGGTCACCGTGAGGAGCCCGGCAGCCGGGACCTGGTACGTCCACGTCCCGTTCGTGCTCGACACGTCCGCGCCGAGGTCCACGTACGCCAGGAGCGGCGACGTGGCCGACGACCCGGTGTCCACGTAGAACACCAGATACCGGGCCGTGATCGTCGACGACGCCCACGACGGATCATCCGCATCCAGCGCGAGCGTGTTCGTGCCAGCCGTGTAGACCGCGGTCTTCGTCGTCAGCGTCACCCCACCCGCCGTGTACCCCGTCCCCACCACCTCGTTGGTGATTGAGGACTTGTACCGGTGCGTGTCCTGGTTCGGCGTGTACACCGACGTGCACAGCATCGCCTTGACCGTGTCAGTGTCGAAGTCGATCTCCTTGTTGAACACCGACTGCAACATCGGGCCGTAGACGAACGCGGTTACTGCCATCAGGCCCTCCGGCCAGGATCACTGTGGAGTTGGAACGGACAGGGGGGGCGCCGGGGCTGTGAGGTGGGGTCACGCCCCGGCGCCGTACCGTCCGGTGGGAACAGGCACGCCCCCACCGGACGGCAGATCAGGTGTTGTGCCCTTCGACTGCCGCGATGATGTCGTCCCGGCTCGCGTCCTCCGGAACTTCGACACCCTGCGCCTCGGCGTACTCACGCCACACCTCGACACCCGAACCGCGACCCGACCGCGGCGGCTCCCCGCCAGCACTCGACTCGTCACCACTGGACGGCGCATCGCCATCCCAGACGATGTCCGGGTTCGTCCACTTCGACGCCACCGCATCCGGCACATCCATGCCAGGGTCGTACCGCACCCCGTCACCCCAGATCGACCACTCACCACCGAGCTTCGCCATGACAGCCACCTCCTACTTGACGTCCGCGACCATGAGGGCGCGAGGGTTGGAGATGACCGGCATCCCGACAGCGTCCACGTACGTGAACTCCCGGTACGGCGGACCCACCTTGTCGATCACACCGACGATCCCGTTCGCATCCTGGAACGACATGTCCGACGCGTTGGAGTTCACGAGCTCCAGCGCCGTCGCCGACACACCCCACGCCGTGTACCCCAGGTCACCCGGGTTCGACGGCACCAGCAGCACCTTGTCGTCCGCGATGACCCGCGTCGTCACACCATCCAGGTCCACGTTCGCGTCGTACGTGCGGATCGGCGGAATGTTCTCCGACGACAGCAGATCGTCGATCTCCGCACGCGTCACCCGGGTACGACCCGCAGCCGCACCGGCCACCGCGTTGATGATCTCCGTGTTCCGCTGCAGCAGCCGCGCCACCGCGTTCGACATCCAGAGCGCCCCCGGAGGGCCACCGTTGTCCGTGATGTACGTGTCGATCCAGCCGATCAGGTCCGTCAGCGGCGTCGACGTAGCCACCGTCGACCACAGCGTCCCCGGCGCCACGACGTGACCCGCCGGCGCCACGAAGTCCGCCTCCAGAGCAGGCTCACCCGACGCCGACAGCATCGTGAACTTGAAGTCCGTCAGCACGTCACCACGGGCCAGCTCCATGCGGTTGTTGATCTCCCGCACCAGCTGCTCCGCGTCGTTGTACACGGCCTGCGTGAGCGCCGCCCGGTTCGTGCCACCGGTGCGGGTGAACTCCAGCTGCAGCCGCTCGTACTCGCCCTTGGACAGCGACGTGGACAGCGGCGGAAGCTTGACCTTCTTCTCGCTGAACGTGTCCCGCTCGGACACGTGGAGCCGGCCGTCGTAGCTGCGGAACCGGGCGACACGGTTCGTCCGCGTGAGTTCCGCGAAGTCGATCTCGTTGTCGTTGAAGAACCGGTTCGGCAGCAGCTGATCGAGCTGGAACTGGTCGCTCTGCGGCACCTGCCGCACGAACGATGTGACGTCGTCGGGGCTGACCGGCCCGTCGAAGACGATAGCCATGTGTGTCTCCTAGGTGTCTTCGCCGGTCAGGCGATGTAGTAGATGAAGTTGGCCTTACCGTCGACCTGCCCGTTCGCGTCGAGCGCGATCGGGAGCTTCGACAGCTTGACCACGGCGAATGCGGACAGAAGTGCCGCACCGACGTCCTTGGTGGTGTCCGCGAGATTCGGGACCTTCGTCGCCGAGAACAGGTGCCCGGCCAGCGTCTGCCGCCCGTCGGTCGCAGCGTCGTCGTACGGCCCGTACAGGCCGATGACACCGCCCTGACCAGTGCCCGTGATCCGGGCCAGGTTCAGCCCCGACAGGAAGTACCCGTTCGGGTAGTGCGTGCCGCTCGTGAACATGCTCACGTCCAGGACGATGGACTGCGTGAAGCCAGCCCCGATGCCGCCGGGCTGAGGGATCAGCCACGACCGCTTCTCGACCTGGAACGAAGTGGTCGACACGGTGATGTCGGTCATGCCGTTCCTTCCTGAGTGTCAAGCGGACCGGACATCCCGAGCCGCACTCGTTACTGCGTTTGCTTGGCCTTACCGAACCGGCGCTCCGCCTCAGCCCGACCGGCTTCGCCCTTCACGGGCTCGGAACCGCGCGGCCCCTGCGACGGATCCGGCCTCGGGCCGGTCCTCGCCGCCGGGACAGCCGCCAGCAGCTCGTCCGCCGCGGCCTCGAGCTCCTCACGGGTGCTGCCGGTGACGAACTTCGCGAGGTTCGCGGGCACCGCCTTCTCGGCGACAACCTCCGCCCGCAACGCCCGGGCCTCCATTTCGGAGGCCCGCTGCTCAGCGGCCGCCAGACGCTCCGCTGCCTTCTGCTCCGCGGTCTTCTGCGCCTCTTCGATCTCAGCGAGACGCTTCGCCGCGTCGGCGTTCGCCTTCGCCTGCTGCTCGTTCTTCCGGGACTGCGCCTTCCACTTCTCCGCCTCGGCAGCCCAGTCCCTCTCGCCCGTTTCGGGCGTCGGAGGCTCCGTGGGCTTCGGCGGATCGGTCGGCTGGGCAGGGGTGTTCGGGTCGGGCTGGGTCATGCTGGTCTCCCGTTTCGGGAAGTCCGGCCCCGTTGCGGCGCCGGTGGAATGTGGGGGCTACAGCAGGTAGCCGTGACGGCGGAGCTGCTCGATGGCCTGGCCCCGGTCCGGATAGAGCTCGTACAGCCCCTCCGGCGTGAGTCGCACGCGACCACGGACCGCCGCCTCGCTCGTCGTAAGACCACCTGCGGAACTCATCCCGCGGCGCGCGTTCACCACCCGCGACATGTCCGCGCCGTCCAGCAGCGCCCGCGTCTCCGCCCGCGACAGGTCCGTGATCTGCCCGGCACGGAAAGCCTTCATCGGGTCATACCTCAGCGAGTCGTCCGCCTCCGCGACCGGCGCATGCCGGCAGTCGCAGCGCGGATGCCGAAGGAACCCGGCGTTCGTCCTGTAGTGACGACCCGCCAAGATCGCGCAACGGGAACACGAAGGCGGCGTCAGCACCCGGTAGTAGCCAGTCACGTGAGGCCGCGCGAACGCCGCCACCCCATCCGCGACCCGCCCCGCGTCCTGCACCTGCGTACCCACGTACATCAACAACGTCCCCGCGCCGCGGCGCAACGCATCCCGGACCGGCATCCCACCGCCTATCGCGTCCTTCGTGTCCACCACCGCGCCATACAGCAGCGACTCCAACGGGCGCCCATCCGACGCGACACCCGCGAATATGCCCGGCGACACCGACCCGTCAGCCGGACCCGACGCGCCCTGCGCATCGAGCACAGCATCCGTGTACCGATCCGCCTGCGACGCCGCCACGAACTGCGACGCCGCCACCACCCGCGTCACCGCCGGACCCACACCCGAACGCCACGACCCCGACAGATCCGCCGCATCCAACGACCGCCACAACTCCGCAGCCCGCCGCCGCGCCAACTCCGCCAAAGCCTGCTGCGACAAGTAGTGCGAACGGGCCACCACCCGAACCGCGGCAGTGTCCATCAGGCAGCAGGCGGAACCGGAACAACCGGGGCCGGCGCGGGCGTCGGCGGCGTCACCTTCGCGAGGAGACCCTGGATCAGCGGGTCAGCCTGCTGCGCGGCGAACTGATCAGCGAGCTTCTGCCGCTTGATCGGCCCATACCCGAGCTCCTCCTGAGCAGCCACGATCGGCAGAATCGGACGGTCGCCCTGCGTCAACTTCACCGCAAAGTCCGCAGCCTGAGCCTTCGTCGGAGTCGCCGGGTCACGCCACATCGTCTCCAACGACTTCAACCTCGGATCCCAGTCACCGTCGATGAACCGGCGGACGATCCGCTGCGTCAGCTCCCACGAACCACCCCACGCACGGTGCCGCCGCTCCGCGGTCTTGATGATCCGCGCCTCATCAGCCCGGATCCCCTCCGCCGACGGCGGGTTCGCCGTGTTCTGCCCGAAATACCGGACCGGAAGACCCTTCAACCCCGCCACCAGAGTCGCGTAGTGATCCACGATCGTCTTGAAGTTCGCCAGGTCCGCGGCAGTAAACTGCCCGACCTTCGCGTTCTCGTTCATCAGTGCCCAGATGGCGCCCATACGGGCTTCCCACGCCGGGATCTGATTCCCGTCCGGGTCCTCGAAGTCGGCTTTCGTCGCACCCAGCACATACCGCTGCGGGACCGCCAACGCCTCCGTCGCGATCTGCGCGTTCGTCAACGCCCGCGCCGCCGCATCCGCCAGCGGAATCACATCCACGAGCTCAGACACCCCGTACCGGTCCGCGACCCGCGGCCGGTTCGTCAGCACAGCGACCGGAGGAAGCCCCAGGTTGTGATCGTCCCGGTCCTCCTCGACCCAGCCTCGGCGCCCGGCCTCACCGGAACCCCAACGCAGCCAAACCGTCGCGTTCGGCAGGTACAGCGTCCCGCGCTTGTCCGAGCCACTCCCGTACACCTTCACCGCGGCCTTCACCCGGCGGGTCCGCGGGTCCAACTCGTGGAACATCTCGAACGGCGACTCCACCGTCACCAACGGCGTCGCCGGATCCCGATCCACCTCGTCCACGCCCGACTCCGGGCCCTTGCCGCCCGACCCCACGCAGATGTACGACCGGCCGAACACCAGCGCATCCAGGTGCGCGAGCTGAGACTCCTCGTCCAGCTCGTTCTCCTGCCAGATCCGCCACAGATCCTTGTCGGCCTCTTCCCTGCCCGGCAGCCGGAACCCCTCCAGGTCGATCCGCTCCTCAATCGCATCCGGACACGTCCGGCACCAGTTCGCGATCACCAGGAACTGCTCCAGCTCCGGCGGCACCGCCATCCCCAGCTGCTGAACCCGCTGCAGACCCTCGTAGTACGAGTCCAGCGTTTCCAGCCCGTACACCGGGCGGCGGCGGGCATCGAGGTGGTCCTTCCGGGCCTGCCCGAGTCGCGTCTCCAGCCGGCGGAACGTGTCGAGCTCCTCCTCAGACAGGGCCACCAGGTCCCCCTATCTGAAGACGATCACACGACGGTCGGTTTCCTTGCCCCACCCGGCAGCCAGGGCATCTGCCCGCGCTTCGAGCGCGAGAGCGTCGCCCACCACGGTGTCGATCTTGCGGGCCGACTGCGGATGCTCTTTGCGGACCAACCGATGCGGACCCTTCATCCGGACGTACACGTTGCCGTAGTGCTCAGCCGCCAACGGATCGCCGTCGTGCCACACCTCGCCCGTCACCAAACCGGTGTGCAACCGGTCCAGCGCCGCCGCCATCTGCACATCCCGGCGGGTCTCCCACTTGAACACCCGTTCCTCGCCGAACTCGTCTGCGAGGTCGTCGATGTCCGACCGCCACTCGTGCGGATCGAAGTAGCCGCGCACCACGTCGTACCGGCCGAACACCTCACGGATTGTCGCCAGCACGTCCCTGCGAGGCACCTCCCAGCCGATTCCCGCCGCGCCGGCCGGCTTCGGCCACGCACCCAGCCGGAACAAGAACCCGTCCGACATGCGGCTGCCGCGGAGCACCGTGGTGTCATCGTTCAGGGACCCGTCGAATCCGACCGTGAGGGCCTCACCGGGCGCCACAACGTCGCCATGCCGGGTCTGCCGCTCGTGCACATCCTTCGCGATCCACGCATCCGCCGTCGACATCGGCCGGTTCAGGAAGTACCGGGCCGCCGTCGCCTCATCCGGGCACGACCGCGGATCCCGCATCTCCCGGTAGATCCGGTCCAGATCCATCCACGCCGACGCGGCGCCGTACACCTGCCGCAACTGCAGCAGCGTGTGCGCCTCGTCGTCCAGATCGATGCGGCCCTTCGCCTCCCGGTGATCCACCAGGACCGACTTGGACAGCTCACCCTTCCGCCACGCCGTCAACGTCTCCTCGGCGATCGACTGCTCACCCGGGCGGTACGCCGTCGTCGTCTGCAGCAGCCATGGTTCCGCGAGCTTCCGCTTCCCCAGGTTCCGGCGAACCGTCCCGTACATCGCCTTCAGCTCACGCAGCACATACAGGTGCGTCTCATCCGCGCACACCCAGGTCTCTTTCCCGCCATCCTTCGACGCCGACCCCGCCGTGCACGCCCGAATCTCCCCGCCCTGCGGCAGGTACAACGCAGTCGCCGACTGGTACTGCCGGATCCCCGACACACCGCCGTACACCTCGGGAAACACGTCCGGACCCCACTGGCCGGCGATGAACGCGATGTTCTCGAACGTGTTACCCGCCTGCGACTCCTCGGTAGCCAGGCACTTCAGCAGCGGCGACTTCACCGGCCGCCCGACCGGCTGCCCGTTCGCATCCCAGCCATCGAACCGCACCGGCGCGAACGCCTCAGCGATCCCCATGTGGCCCGCGGTCTCAGACTTCGCGCGACCCTTGGCCCGCGACAGCACGCCTTCGTCGTACAGGCGCCGGCCCGTCACCGGGTCGATGCGGTACACCTCGATAACGAAGTCCCGCATCTCATCGTCGTAGTCCAGTGGCTCGCCCTGCACATCGCCCGGACCGTGGCACTCGAAGGCGTGGATCCAGTCCAGCACCTCATACCCGATCGAGCAGACGTGCCCCTCGAACAGCGGGCCAGACCAGGCCACCGACTATGCCCCGGACTTCGCCGCGCGCGCCCGATCCAGAGACGACACAGACCCGGCCTTCCCACCCGGCGTATACGCCCCACGGGCGCCGCCACGCTGCTGCGGACGCTTCCCCGACACACCATCCGGCAGACGCAGAGCCGCCAACAGCTGCTTCAACACCGTCTGCTGCTGCCGCACCTCCGACAGCACACCATCCACCGTCATCACCAGATGACGCTCATCATCCGAGTCCCGCTCCACCATGTGCCGAAAATGCAGCAGCCGGAGAACACCCTTGCCGGCAATGATCTGGTCCAACTGCTCCAGCCGGTCCGCCGTACGGCACGCCTCCACCAACGTCACAGCCTGAACCGGGTCCAGTTCGTGCAGCTCGGTGATGTCAGCCCACAGCTTCCGGCCCCGGTCACCCAGGCCATCCGGCGTCTCAACCGTCACTCTGGGTCACCCCCTCTGGACCTTTCAGCTGTCTGGACTGCGAGGCACCTCCCCGACGGTCCCGTACAAATCGGACATTAGGGGTCATCCCCCACCCTTTCGGGCACGTCCGCTCTGTCCGTTTCGTCCCGGTTGGGGTCACCGCCGTGGGTGTCGTGTATCGGGCTGCGGTGTGCCGTTCTCACGGCGTACCGTGCGTCGGCATGAAGCTGTGGGCTCAGGTGGTGCTGTTGGCGTCGGCGCTGTATGTGGTGTGCGCGGTGGTGACGCTGTCGACGTCGGGTCCGACGTTGCTGTTCAACGGGCTGCTGTTGGTGTGCGCGGTGGTGGCCGGCGCGGTGGCTGGCTTGGTGTTGGTGTTGTCACCGGGGCGGTAGTCCGTGTGCTGCTCGTCCGCCGGCTGACCGGTTGCAGTTGGTGTGTTCGGGGCCGCGGTGTTTGGTGTGGTCGTTGTCGTGGTGGCCGAGGTCCCATAGTTGGCCGTGCCCGATGACGTGGTGGCAGCGTGCGCATGGCACGGTGCCAGTGGCTACGCGTGGTGCCCATTGGCGTCGTAGCTGGTCGTGTTCGGTGTTGTAGCCGCGGGCTTGGCGTGTGCCGCGTGCTCGGTCGTCTTGGCGTGCGTGGGTGTCGCAGGCTCCGCGTTGTGTGGCTGGTGCGGGGCAGCCTGGCTTCTTGCACACCTTCGATGCGGGCATGTCAGTCTTGCGTGTTGTCGACGCTCTGGTCTTCGGGTACGTCGATGCCTGCCCCGCGCAGCGCGCGGATGAGGGCGCGCTGGTAGTTGAGCAGGTCGGTCCGCTGCTGGTTGACGATCTTGTGCACGCCGTCGAGCGTGGCCTCCACGCGCTTGGCGCGGATCAGACCTGCCACGGCGGTGATGATCAGGGCGACGGCGGTGAACATGGTGCCGAAGGCGGTGACGACCCCGGCGAGGGTGGAGTCCGGCATCACGCCCCCAACACTTCGACCTGAACTGGGCCCTCGGAGTAGCGGTCGCGGTGGATGCCGACGAGGACGGCTCGACGTACGGCCTGCGCTGGTGCCATGCCGAGTTCGGTGAGGATGTCGAGGGCGCCGATGGCGGGTCCTTCACCGGAGCCGAGGGCTGCGATGCCGTCGGGGTGGGGGATCGCCATGTGGTGGGTGAGGGTCCACAGTCGGCCGTTCCAGCCGAGGAGGACTCGGCTGTCGACGTGCCCGTCTTCGTCGACCATGCCGCCGTTGCGTGCGATATCGGTGATGGCTGAGGCGATGGCGTATGCCCACGCTTGCAGGTCGTCTTCGGTGGCGCCGGCCGCGGGTTCGGCTTCGACGCGGTGGTGCGCGGCGACGCTGTCGGGTAGGCCGCCGGATCCGCAGAACCCGAGGAGCGCTTGGCCGGTGCCGGTGGGGATGCGCCGGATCTTGCGGGCGCCGCCGATGATGGGCCGCTCGTACACGTTGGTGCAGGTGTCGGCGGCCATGTGGACGGCGCCGTTGACGGCGAGTGCGACGACGGTGGTAACGGCGCGTCTCCCTAGATCCAGATGATGCCGGTGAGGATGTCGGCGACGACAAGCAGGAGCATGAGCACTGCGTTCACCTCCCGAGGTTGCGCCACCAGGCGAGGACCCGGAGCTCGGTGGCGGTCTGGTTGAACAGTGCGTTGAGGATCGCGATCTCGGTGCGGAGCGCGCAGGGCAGCCGGTCGTGCGATCCGGTGGGGCGGGCCATCACGCGGCCGTGGTGGCGCCGTGGTCCCACAGGTGAGCGCAGGCAGGGCATTGCAAGTGGAGGACGTGGCCGCTGTTCCCGAGGAGGAACTGCCAGTGGCTGGAGCAGGTGCGGCCGGCGGCGCAGGTGTCACAGTTCCCGCCGTGGTTGCAGTTGGGGCAGGGGAGCCAGGCGCGGCGGTCGCGGGTGGCGGTGGGGTCGAGTGTCATCAGGGCAGCACTCCGGCGGCACGCAGTTCGTCGCGGACGCGCTGCTGCTGGGGGTCGAGGCGGGAGTACAGGAGCCCGTAGGCTTCGGCTTCTTCGCGCATCAACGTGATGGGGTCCCA